GCCATGGGTTTCATATACAAAGCATTGTATCCCATGCCATATTCTTTGACAAATTCTTTATATGATTTTGACATCTACTTTTTGGCAGCTCGAACTTTTTTCGCCAAGTCTTTATCAGCGCCGCCCCATGTTCCAGATGATTTAGTTACAAAACTATTTACTCTAGCAAGTGCCCATTGTTGTTGAGTTGCACCAGGTCTATGACCACCTTTCCATGCAGCCATACCTCGATTGTAAACTTGTTTCAGAATAGAGTAAGGCATACCAGTTTTCTTTGCTTTATTTTGTACTGCCTTGATAGTCTCATCTAAACTTACCTCAGATTTCATCGCCATCGCTTTCATCATTTTTGCTTTTTCTTTGATTTCGTCTTTTGGTATTTCTAAGTCTGGAATAGTTCTGTCGATAGTCTCTTTAATTTTAAATCTTCTTAATAGTCTATCTCTCATTGTTTCCTTATCTTTCTTTTTCTTTATTACTACTGTTGATGAATCATCACCTGTTCCTGCGACTGCTGTACCTGTAGCATTTGCTGGGGCATCTTCGCCATACATCTTCTTAAACTTCTTAGTAAAAGTAGATGGTTTTGTTTTTGCCTTAGCGTCACCAGGTGCTGGTTTGTAATCGTCATCATCATCTGATTTACGATAAGGTTTTCTTGTCTTGAAAAAATCTGCTCTTTTCTTTTTTGTTTTTTTATCTAATGTTTTATAGTATTTTTTAGGTTGTGTACCTTTTACTTTCTTAACATCTTTATCTTGTGGTTGTCTATCCATATCATCATCAATTTGTTTTTCTAATGACTTTGCTTGTTTAGCGTGTAGACCACTTGCCTTTTTAAGACCTTTAATAACTGTTTTGACTTGTGCTGTATCGCCTTTGTCTAATTCTTCTTTATACTTATCAGACTTTCTTTTCGTGCCATCTGCTCTAGGTATTAAACCTTTTGCTTTTAGATGTGCTTTATCTGTAAATCCTGCTTTACCTGCTCGAAATCTTCTCATAGCGTCTCTAGTATTAGGCGTTGGCATATAAGTCCTCCGTAGTTAAATATACATTCTTATATTTGAAAACATCATATCCCATAATAGTATCTGTTTTACCTTCAAATATAACTTCTTCATCTATATTTATGACTATATCACCTTCTAAATCTGTAATATTGCGTTTAACTCTATATGTACCAGGTCTTAATAACTCACCATAGTTCTCATTTACTTCAAACTCAAAACCTTTTTCTTTTAAGTGTTTGTAAACCACTTGTTCTACATAATCATTTTGACCATTTTCTTCTTTGAAAAATGCAAGTGCAGCTGCAGCTGCAGTACCTAATGGTCCTCTAATTCCTACTTTTGCTAATAATTTTTTGAGATTGAATACAAAACGAATGAGTAATGTATATGCTTTTCTTTGTCTTTGATTTGTAATTTGTTTAGATTTAATTAAAACTTTACCTTTATCATCTATGATACCTAATTTAAATGCGTCTGTTTTATTGAAAGGTGTTACTAGAAGTTTTAATATTCTATAAGCAATAAATGCGTCTATAACTCTGCTCATATTTTTCCTAACTCACTCATAACTTTTTGATTTATTCTTATATCTGTCATATCGTTTTCTGGCATATAATGTAGAAACACAAGAATAGTTTTTAATAATGGCCAATGTTTTCTATCTATTTTAAAAAATAATAAAGTAGTGGCAGCATCAATACCAAATACATTTGCAAGAATAATTATGTGATTGATTATTAATCTTGATTTTAATTCTTTAGTTGTATCATACTTTCTAAATAATCTTTTCAGATATTTAAATCGTTTCATATCATCTAAGAACTCTTTTTCGTCAATACAATGAGGATTATCATAATGTTTGATAGCAAACATATTGATGTTCTCAGGTGTCAACTCTTTAAAATCACTCATAATAAAACCAATCTGTACATATCAATATATATGTACTTAATTAAACTAAATTTGCAAATACTTTGTAAGTGTTGTTAGATTGTTTTTCCCAATTAAATTCCAGTTTTAAACCACCTTCTTTTCTATGAGAAATACCATCGCCGTTTTCAATATCACCTTCACCTGAAGTAGTGTTATCAGATGTCTTGCCATATCTTCCACCAAACTGAGAAACTTCTACTACTGATTTACCATTGTTACCATCAATTTTTGGTACAGTATATCTTAAACCAATAGTTTCTAGTCTCATCGCTAATTGGTGCATAGCAGCGTCTGGTTGTAAATATTCTTTATCAGCGATTGCACCTACAAAAGCATTAACTCTTTTTAGTGATTCAGGATTTGCAATATCAAAGATACCCACATTATCATCTTCTACTGATTGATGAGCAAATCTATCTGTATATCCTGCTTCATTAAATTGTTTAAAGCTCTTCATTTTGTTTTTCCTTTTTCTTTTTAGGTTTATCTTCTTCAACAACTAAATCTTTATTAGGATTTTCTGTTGTTATTTCAGAAAGAACCTCGTTAGAATCTTCGTATTGCTTTCTCGCTCTTGGCGATAGACCGTTTAATTCTTCCTGTGTTAGTTTGTCCATTAATCTTTTCTCCTATGAAGTCGCAATATCAAGAGCTTGTTGTTTTTCTGCTGGCATTGGTGCGTCTTTGTCTGCAATCTCTTTTAAGAATACATCACATTGTTGTATTGCACCTGCCAAGGCATTCAAATTATTTCTCATAGTATTGATCTTGACTTGACCTTCTTCAATTTGTTGTTTCACATTTTGAAAGTCTTTCTCTAAGTTAGACTTTCTCAATTCAATTTGTTCTTTAGTTATACTCATAACATCTCCATTCTATTAAGTAAGAGGGCCCGAAGGCCCTCTAAAAGTTTTAAGTAACCAACTTACTCTAACTATTAGGCGTCAGAGAATGCTGGAGCAGTATCGTCAGCAACGAAACCTGAAATGAAATAGACAGTTGAAGATTGTCCAACGATGTCGATTACATAAGCAGAAGGTGTTGCTAATGTTAGAATACTGTTTGAGTTACCATCAGAGAATACTGTAGCAGATGTTTGACCAGTCTGGTTAGTATCGTGGTGTACTAGAGCACCTTTAAAGAATAAAGTGTTACCAGTAGTTTTGATGATGTGATCTGTAGCGTCTGCAGCCGCACCAGCGTAAATAAATCTGAAAGTCAGACCAGCACTTGGTGTTGGTAGAGTTACAGTTGTATTTTGTGATGTGTCAGGAAAAGCGTTTGTTCTTCCTGCGTTAGTAGCAGCAGTTGCTGTGATAGAAGCAGTATCTGCTAAAGATACAGGTGCTCTTAGAGCATTTTCCATCTCAGCGATAGTTACTTTTTTATTTATTGGTGTTCCAGAAGGATCATCAACAACATGAAGTAAATCTTCTCTTGCTGTCGCAGTTCCTAATGAAGTTAAAGCGGTGATTTTTTTATCAGCCATTTTTTTCTCCCATTTTGTTACCCCTTATGTATTCGGGGAATATTAGCCCATACATTGATGTTATCTCGTAAGGGATCAATTGCATAGGGCACTAATGCCCTATACGAATATTTATAATAGTTTTATTACGCAGTTACAGTAATTGTTCCAGCAGCAGTACCTATTGCAGCTGAGTTAGTAATTGTAGAAGCTGTATTTTGTTCTTGCATGATAAGACCAGCAGTATTACCTTCTAGTTCTATGAACTCGTCAGCACTACCGTCATTAGTTCCTGCTTCTAAAACAAATTTTTCAGTTGCTTTCTCAGTAATGAAACCACTATTTAAAGCGATTGCATTTGCACCGATTGAAAGCTCATCACCAGCGTCTGTAGCAGCGTTACCAGCTGCAATTGCAAGTTGAAATGTAAGTCTGTTTGTTCCAGAACCACTAGTATATGATAATGTATGATTTGAATTGGTATCATTTACTACTGTTAATGTTGGTGTACCACCGTCTGTAGCAACTTCAACTTCTTCGTTGAAAGTAACTGTTACACTTAGCGTTCCGCCATCAGACTTATCAAACGCTGTTATATCAAAATCAATCGCTGTAATGTCTGCAAGGTTTAGAGAGGTACTTAAATCGCCAATCGCTACAATAATTTCTTCTTGTATTCGACCAGCTCGTCCACCAGTCCCTGTAATTTTCTTTACCCAACCTTTTTCAGTTGCGTAAACATTTAATTTTTCAGCATCCGTGAAGTGTTTAGGTTTCGCTTCAACGGCATCTGAATTTCCCCATAAAGGCATATTATCTCTCCTTATTAATAAGTTTGTTTCTTTTGTTAATTAACTGCTACTATTTATCAAAAACCAATCTTCTTCAACCGATTTATAGTAGATGAAGTATTTGTATGTAATATTCCTATACCCCCAGCTGCCCTAAATTGTGTTACATTTTTAGGGTAGTCATCAATTAAAATTGCAGGTTTTCTACCCACATCACCACCTCTCATAGCAAAGTCTTTCTTTTCTCTACGCCTCACTAGATTTATCATAAAATTTTGCGTATATCCTATCTCTTTTCTTAACCATCTCATCTTACCTGGTTTACAGTTCGGATCATCTGGACTAAATGCTGATAAAATATGAGGTTGAAATTTCTTGATATATGACCAGAGTTGTTTACCATCTCTAGTCCAGGGCATATTTGCCCAAAAATTTTTAGTATTTCTTATGGCTTCCCAATCTTGACCAGACCTGAGACCAACCCAATTTTGTCCTGTTGCTCTTTTAGCAGCAAGAACAAAATCACATAACACTCCATCCATGTCAACATAGATGCGAGGCATATCGCCTTTCGCCTCTCTATATAACTTTTTGTAATCTCTCATGGAGATTTATCTCCTAGTGTAAATTACCGTTAGGTGTTTTTTGGCCGCCAGAATATATACCCAAATCTACATCGGGATTTACATCTACTTTAGATTTACCTAAACTCATTTTTAGTTTCTTTTTATCTGTACCTTTAAGTTCTGGTTTATTTTTATCTTTCTTGTCTAAAAGTGCTTGTGCAAGTCCAGTTCTTAGAGGAACTTCACCTGTATCAGGATTAGGTTCAGGTTTTACAGTTCTGTTTTTTTCGTTTTCTAGTTTTTGTTTTAATAGATTTATTTGACCAATTAGTCTTTCATTTTCTTTTTCTAAAGTGCCTATGATAACATTTGATGATTTACCAGACTTAGTATCTTTTTCAAAAGACCTCTCATCTTGTTCTGTTACTGAAGGTACTAAAAGATAATCTCTTAATTTATTCATACTATCAGAAGCAATAGCAATTTTTTTCATCCACCAACTTGGCAAATCACCTTCAGGATTCATCATCTGTAATTTTGATAACATCTGACTAGCGTCCTCTATTGTCGTTTTGCACGATCTAATAGCTGACGCTACATCAGTATGTCCATCTTCTCTTACTTGTTTAAGAGCTTCAGCAAATGTTTTATTGTATTTCATTAATAAATTCTTCTGCCTTATAGTTTAGTAAAAAGTGTTTGTTGTAAGTATCGATAAACTCTCTTACTTCTTTCATTTTCATAGACTTGATTACACCCATTTTACCAACTTCATGTGGTTTCATTTGAGATGGTTTCATGCCTTTTGCTAATACAGGTGGAAGTTTTTTAATTGTTCCGCCTTTTCTCAAATAGTCAGCGATCATCTTTTCAAGTTCTTTACCTTTTACCTCAACTAGTTCTTCTTCTCTCAATTGCATTTCAGCAACTACTGCCTGAATACTACCTGGTTTGATTGGTAGATACTTTTCTTTTTTCATCATCGCCATCAAAGGTTTTTGTTTGTCTTTTACTTTTGACATATCAGCATCTTTTTTAGGATTCTCTGTATCTTTATCATCCATTTTTTTCATAGGTTCAGATAGTTTCATAGCATTCATTTTCATTGATCTGATAGGCATTTTCATAGCGTTCATTTTCATAGCCTTCATCATCATTTCATCTTTGTTATCTTTACCCATGTCATGTAGTTCTTCAATATTTTCAGATTCTTTCATCTTCATGGCATTCATTTTAACTCTTGCTATTTCATCTTTATCTATGTTAACATTAGCGTTCATCTTTTTCATAGCGTTCATTTTCTTCATAGCATTCATCTTTTTCATAGCATTCATTTTTGCCATTTCATCTTTTTTCTTGCCTTTTTCTTTGTAACCACTCGCAAACGCAGCTCGTCTTTGAGCATCAGAAGCAAATCCTTCTTTCATTTTCATCGCCATCATGGTGCCATATTCTTTCATAGCCATTTCCATCTTCTTCATCATTTCTTCTTTGTCCATAGAGTCCATGTTCTTCATGTTCATCATGATTTCTTTCTTCATCATCTCCATCTTTTCTGGATCAGTTTCAGCTTTCATCATTTCCATCTTCTTCATCATCTCTTTTTTCATCATCTCGGCGACTTCTTTTTTCATCATCTCCATTTTCTTCATCATCTCTTTTTTCATCATTTCAGGCATCTTATCCATTTCTTTCATCATCTCTTTTCTCATCATTTCCATCTTCTCAGGATCTGTCTCAGCCTTCATCATCTCCATCTTTTTCATCATTTCTTTCTTCATCATTTCTGCCTTCATCATTTCGTCTTTGCTATCCATATCTTTCATAGCATTCATGTCTTTCATGGCATTCATTTTCATGGATCTGATAGGCATTCTCATAGCGTTCATTTTCATAGCATTGATTGGATCTTTATCAGCCAAAGACATAGTATCTCTAGTCATAGGCTCTGCCTCTTCTTTCATTTTTTCACCTGTGTTTAATTTTTTCATAGGTTCAGCAGGTACTTCTGCTTCTTTCATGGCCATTTCCATCTTTTTCATCATTTCTTTCTTCATCATCTCAGGCATTTTTTCCATTTCTTTCATCATTTCTTTTTTCATCATCTCCATTTTCTTTGGATCTTTTTCTGCCTTGAGCATTTCCATCTTCTTCATCATCTCTTTTTTCATCATTTCAGCTTTCATCATTTCTGTTTTAGCCATTTCGTCTAATTCTTCATTCTTTGCTACATGCTTAGCGTCAACTGCTTTGAAAAACTTTTTCTTCTCGTCATCAGATTTAAGATCGCCAAGGGATTTAATCCCAAAGTCTTTCATGGTAGCATTGAACTTGTCTTTATAAGATTGTTCTTGCATTTCTGTTTCTCCCTTATTGATTTTTTCCTTAGTCATTTCTGCAATACCAAGTTTCTTTTTGACCATGTTAGTTGCTGTTGCATATCTAACACTATCACCGTCTTTACCATATCGTTGTACAAAGTCTTTCTTTGACAGTTTATCTGCAGCCTTGTGAACCATTTTAACTTGTGATTTCGTTAAGTCTGCTTCTAATATATAATCACCATCTCTATGTTGTTTGACACCAGGCATATTCTTCAAAGTGTCTTTTGAGATAGTAATACCAAACTCTTTTTTTACTTCTTTTGCTAAGTCATCAAACCCAGCAGCGCCACCTTCTTTTGAAAGTTTATCGTGAATAGTTTGCATAACTTTTTTTACCATACCTTCTTGCATATCTTCTCCTTGTGGGCATTGACAAGCTTCGCCTTCACATATTGGGCATGAAGGATCAATACTTTCTTTTTGTTCGAATGTAGAACCAGCAAACTTTGATATGTGATTAATTTTTGCATTTTCTAACGCAGCTCTAGTTGGTGCGTCCATCTTCATAATCATTTGTTTTACACTAAGTGTTAATGCTGAAGCAGGTTTGTTTTTCCAATCTTGCTTCATTCTCTCTAACTGAGCGTCTGTAAAAGATCCTCTTAGATCATTTATTTCGTTTATCATATCTCCAAACATTTCTTTAACCACACTTTCTGGCACACAGTTAGGCACCATTCTGTCACCTTTCTTTTTTAATCCGACTTGTTTGTAACCAGTCCAACAAGCCTCAGTTTGTAACTCATCTGCTTCACTCATATTTAATTGTTTAGCAGTAAAATCTGTAAACTTCATACCATGTTTCATAACAAGTTTAGATATAGCACTAGTCGTTACAAATGGTATATCAGCATTTGCTAACTTTATTAGCATATCTTTGGATAATCTATCCATCATAGTACCTAATTTATTTGCGTTAGGTATTGATATATTTTTACCTCGTAGAGGCTCATATTCTTTTTTCAGCCTTGCAATTTGCATAGGAGAGAACTCTCGTAAATCTGAAAACTTTAAACTCATGGCATTAATTTACTAAAATATTTGTTTACTATTTGTGTTCTCTTTTTAAAATCAGGACCAGTTATGTAACCTGTCTTATTATGTCTTTTGTTTATAGCGTCAATCTCTTTTTTATCTTCAGGTGTACCAAATTTATCAACTAATTTTTTAGCTGCAATATCATGTCGATTATCTGCCTCTAATCTTTTGAAGTCACCTACTGTAAATCTTTCTTCTAATTCTTCTACTGATTCTGCTTTTATTTGAGCACCGTAAAAGTTTTTTAAATCTGTAGCAAACTTGTTAAGGTCTTGACCATTACCAAATACTTTGAATTTTTTATCATTCATAACATCTGTTTGTAGTCCTAGATTACTTTTATGTTTCTGTAAGTCTTTGATTGCTTGTGCTCTTTTTCTAGGATCAGGAATTGTAACTGTCATATTTTTGATTTCTGTTACTAATTCTTCGGCAAGTTGCCAACCTTTTGCTTTATAAACTGGTAAATCGTCTTTTGCAATATCTAAAGTTTGTCTACCTCTTGAAACTTTAACTTCGTGAATAGCAGTATATTGTCTTGCTTCTTCTAAAGCGTCTCTCATAGATTTTCTATACATTATAGTTGTTCCCTCATTCTTTCAACTGCCTTGTCAAGTTCGACCTTCCAGTTTTCTTTAAATCTTTTCTTATATTTATCTATTGTTTCATCTTCATTCTTAAATTTTTCAAGATCCTTATCAGTAATTTTATCACTAGACTTTCTAAAATTTTGTATTGGTTGACCTGGTGTCATCTTCATAGTGTGTTGAGCATACTCATCTGTGCCAATCTCATAGTATTCATTCACACCTAACTCTTTTTCTAGAACATCAAGTAATCTTTCTTCTTTGTTCATTCGTTTAGTTTTCTCTTTCATTTGATTGATATACTTACGATACACTGCTGCTTCTGCTTTTTTACCCATAACTCTTGCTCTTTGTTCCATTGCAATTGCAGCCTGTATTTTATGTGCGTGTGTTCTACCAGATGATTTAATTTTTGCTACACTTGCCTTTGCAGTTGCAACATCTTTGAAACCAAGACCTTTGATTGTGCCTTTTGGATTTTCGTCTGTATAAAGATCACTATGTTTATCTGAACCTGCAGGTTGACCTTTCTTTCTAGGTATTCTAGGACCCTCTTGCATTTCTTGTAAGTCATATAACCATGCCTTTTTAATCAGACCGTCATCTGTCTCGTAAGAAACATAATTAGAACCTCGTCTTACAATCATACCTTTTGTACCATCTAAATGTTCTACCATATCACCAACATTGAATATTTTTTCTTGATGATATTCTTCTCGTAAATCGTTATTTAAAAAATTTGTAAAACTATCAATACCCTCTCTGATACCCATACCCTTTTTAACAGCATCAAATAATTGTTTACTATCTGAATCTGATAAGTTAGGTACACCTTGTTTAAAACTTCTATAGTCATTTCTTTTTGCCATCTCTCTCATTTTAGAAGCTGACATACCTGTAACGCCTTCTGCGTCAGGATCTCTTTCGCCTGATGATATTAGTTTGATAGATTTATAATTATAATCACGACCGTTATATGTGTCTGCAAGTCTTTGAAACTCACTTACTCTATCACTACCTGCTATCATAATAATATTACCATACATACGATCCATAAATTTTAATATCTCCATAAATGTTCTTTGATTGCCGCCTGCAGCTTTGATGTTATTTCTAGGAAACATCTTTTTCATAAAACGAACTTTTGTATTTACATCTAATGGATTTTTTCTACTGTCGGTAGAGGCACTAGCATAGACAACATGATTTGCCCGATTACTTCGTGCTTCAGTTATCACCTTACTCATAAGTTTAGCGTGGCCTATGGTAGGAGGGTTGAACCTTCCAAAGGCGAATACCAATGTGCTGTCTTTGTTTAATGCCTCACCGACCGCCCTCGCTTCGCTTTGGGCGTCATCAACATATTTTAACGAATCTATTTCATCATCTGATACTTCACCATCGTCTAAAATCTTTTTACATTTTTTTAATAATTTAAGATAGTGATATTTTTCTAACATTTTATAAACTACATTTGCAGGTAATCTATTCTTAATACTATAAGTTTTGATTTCATCTGGTGTCATATCTGTATCAAATGCAGCTCTTCTTTCAGCATCAACTTTATCACCAATGTCTGTTAGGTCTTGTATGCTTTTTTCTATCTCTGCAAGTTTATTTCTTGTTCTTTTTTCTAAATCTTTTATCTCACCAGGTTTCAACTCCATCAACTCATCATAATCTATAATATCTCTTTTCAATTCACCTTTAAGTATATCAATCTTATCAACTTGTCTTTGAAAATCTCTCATATATAAATTAGGATTAAACTCAAAATCTTCTGGTCGTTTTACAAATGATTGATCTTTGATATCAAATACTGCATCTGCTTTTTCATTTTGATCGTCATAAGTTTTTTCGTCTGTAATAAAATAATAATTTACAGGATGTCTTGTGCCTGGTATTAATTTACCTTGCACATTATCAGGATTTTTAGATGATAGATATTTTTTAGATAGTCGTAATCTTTCTTCTTCTCTTTTTTCTTCAGGCACATCAAACAAAACATTGATATCTAAATCAGCGTCATTACGATATCTTTTTGTAAGTATTGATCCTATTAAAGAATATTTAAGTATAGGATATTCAGTTTCAAATTCTTCAAACTGTTCTGTAATCATTCTTAAAACACTATCTTTTATCTTAGGATTATCTGTATCTTCATCATCAAAAACACCAGGCGCATATGTTCGTCTAGGTATATCAATGATTGATTCTTTAAATTGACTAAAACTTTTCATATCACCCTCCTTTCGATATCATAATCGCTGCCATATAATCGTTAGCGTCTTTTTTATTTTTATATACTTTTTTCAATTCTTTTGCGTGTTTACCACCAGGTGTCATTACCCTTCTTTTATTTTTAAACTTATCAGCATAAACGCCATATCCGCCACCTGGCATTTTTCTAACATCTTCTAAAAAATCTTTAAAACTTTTCATGATCCGTTACCACCATTTCCGTTGCCTGTATTATTATTACCATTACCACCACCTTGGCCATTACCACTTTGATTGTTACCATTAGATCCATTACCATTTTGACCATTACCATTTGATGTATCTGTTTCTTTATCTCCATTACTACTTCTTGCACCAAAGTAAGGATAATATCTTGTCATGCCTATTGGCACACATACACCTAACTTTTTATCAAATCTATATCCTTCAGGACATTTCTTTCTTTTTTGTGCAGCTAATATAAAACTTCTAAATGATCTCATTATCCTTTTACCCAATCTTTTGCCATGTTAAAGTTTGCTCTACTAAACTCTAATCTATCTACTAACTTAACAGCACCGCCTTTTCTAATTGCAACATAACCTTCAGGATTTGTAACTTTATAACCATTTTTAGTTCTTAAAAATGAACCAATACTTTGTATCGTATTTAATTTTCTCAATAAAACAGCCTTTGCTGATTGAAATGTTATATAAGTTGCGATTGCAAAATATAATCCATCTCTATTTGGTCTTAAAATTTTCATACCTGCTTCTAATATTTCTTTATACTTTTGTTTTGCAGCTTGTGTCTTTTTATTATCTATCTCTTTTTTAATTCTGTTTACAAAAAATACTTCAAAATTATTTACTAGTTTATTAGTATTTGTAATCGCTGTGCCTTGTCTAATATATGTATTAAAAAATGTTTTTAGTTGTATACCTAATGATAATGGTCCTTGATCTTTTTTTAATTTATCTATAAATGCACCTGCTTTGTAAGCAGAACCCTCTGCCATTCTAATTACATTGTCAAATGCTTTTTCTTCGTCTGGTGTAAAGGCAGCATTATCTGCTCTTTTATAAGTTGCGTCATCAAAAAATACATTTTTACTTTTCTTTAGGCCTCGAACATTCACACCAAAACCTGCTTTTAATGTTGAGATAGTTTTACCTGTATATGATGTGTGAAAAATTATGCCTAGTTTTGCTTTGTTAATATTATCATACAAAGAACTACCAAAGAGACCTGACTTGACGACAGGCACGGCATATGTAATAGTGTTAGGTGTAAATACGATTGATCTCTGACCTGCAACATTAGCAGTTTTTTTATCACCACTTGTGAATAATAAATCGCCTTGTAAAATACCTGAGATACCTAGAGAGGGTAAATATTTTAAACAGTCTTTTAATTTATCTGCTAACGCACCACCATGATTTCTAGATATGTCTGCGTTAGTGTAATTTATTTTAGGTGATTTATTAAATAGAGATTTAGTTGCAACAAAGAATTTGCCATTTTCAGGATTAATACCACAAAATACAGCTGGGGCTCCATCCCACTTTACTGATACTGTGGATCCTCCTGATCCGCCTTGTAACATCTGTTTGATAGACTTTAAAAAGTTTATCGCTGTTTTTGCACCCTTTGTTCCATTATTAATTATTTCGTCTTCCAGATGTTCAAGATGTGTATTTCTATCTTCTACAAGATAGTCTTGAAAATTCTGCATTTAACACTCTTTCCATTTAATATTGTACAATATTATTTATAATTACAAATAGTTAAAATCACCCATGATTCTAGTAGGATAACCGTCAGTACCTTGTGTATCTCTTATATTTACTTTCATTTTATACTTAGGCGTCATAATAACTATATCTACTCTTTTACCTTGACCACCTAGACCACCATAAAACACTTGACAGGTTCTAGGTCTTGTAGCCTGTAACATATAATTTTTATCTACTTTGAATGATTTGATTTCACTAGTGAGTTTATGTATAACATGAAAACCATAACCTAAACCTGATTGTAAAAATGTTTCTAGATATCTTTTGTTTATTTTATTAAAAGTATTACTACTAAATCCTTTTTTTAAAGTGCCATTAAATATTTGACAAAATGTTTTATTGTCAATCCCAAACATATCTAACAATTTTATGCCGTCTCTGTCTTTAACCTTACCAGTTTGTATCTCACTCTTAGTCAGTATTTTTTTAACACCAATATTAAAGAATGTGGTTGTGCCACCTAATTTTAAACTTAAATATGAAACTACCTCTGATCTAGTGTAGTTGTTGATATTTTTACCTTTGTGTAGAGTTAAATCAGTAACGGTAGGTCCTATATCTAAACTACCTGTTGGTGATGATATGTAAGGACCTGGTCTAAATTGTAAAGGTCTTTTAGTATTCAAAGCACCTTCTTCTTTTACATTTAAATTTTTTAGTCTTTTGAAGTTATATGTTTTTGCTAAATCTTCTATTGCTTTTAACATCATAGAATCTTGCACTTCTTGTCCTGACCAATATGATTCTACAGCTCTTGCAAAAGTATTCTCAAAAAGATTTCCTCTATTTGCAACTCCACGATTACCTGCTGAACCTGCACCAAATTTAATTTTAATTTTATCTAACTTTGCTTCTTTTTTTACTACATTTAAATCTGCTGTGCCTTGTAATTCTCTTGTTACATTCACAATACTTAATTTACCAGGGTCAATATTGATAGGTGTTTTGACAGTTTTATATTTTCTTTTTAGATAACCAAAAAGCTCAACTATCTCACCACCTCTGATCGGGTCTGGTTTGATTTTTAGTATATCAGCCGTTTTTGTTGGAAACAAAGTATATGCCATACTGCTATTTATATAACAATATGACCGTTTTGTCAAGCGTTAATAATTGACTTTTCTACACTTAAATACTAGTGAAACTCTAAATTTATCGCCCTCTACTGCCCTTGCAACATGAGGTATTCTTGCGTCAAAGACTACAACTCTACCTGGTTTTGGCCAGTATGATTTAACGATATTCATTTCTGAACTACCTGAAAAACCATATGGTGTATTAACTGCCATCGCTCTCATTTCGTCTGTAAGATTAGGTGTCCAGAACTCAATTGAACCACCATCATCTGGTGTCCAGTCTGGTGTAAGATAAACGATAACTGTATATTGATCGCCAGTCCAACCATCAAGATGAATACCACCTGATTGATTTGCATGATGACCATTAAGATAGTGTCTGAGTAATTTTACATTTTCAGGATCTACTTTATCCCATATCTCTTTGACCCAATCTTGTTCTATTTCATAATCTGTTTCTTTGGTATCACTACCGCCTAAATGAATGTGTTTATATCCTGGTGTCTTTGCTTCTTTTTTCATTTTCTCAGATGAGTACCAACCATCTTGCCAGTCCATCTTCATAACAGTATCATAATATCTTTTGACATCTTCATCAGAAAATAAGCCATCAGACGCTTGTATGATCTTATGGTAATCACCACCTGCTAACGCCATCGCAGGATATGTAAACTTTTTATTTGTTCCAGGCTGTGTTATCTCCATCATGGTACCTTCAGGTAATTCTTTTGCGTCAACTGTTGTAGGTCTATCTGATTTAACAACACCTGTTCCCTCTAGTGTAGAATTATCGCCTTCTACGATTTTATCCATATCAACTACTTTCGTCATGTTTCTCCTCTTCTTCTTCATAGAGTATCATAGTTATCAAACTATATATCGCCATGTCCATCAATGTGTCTTTTATATTTTCACCTTTAAATTTAAACTCACCTTTTTTGATGAAGTTACTTATTCTTGCATATTTATCGCCCATACGAACAACAGATCCTTGCCAAGCAGGTATGCCTGACAACTCTGATAATCGAAAGTTAGCAAATATGTCCTCATTGGCACCATAGTCATGGCGTTTCTGATCGTGTAGATTTCTAATCACATCTATGATTTCATAAAATCTTTTACTTTGTTTGTTCATATCTTCCATTATATTTTTCCTAATGTTAAAAACTTAACTATTCCTCCGTTCGGTTCCCATTGTCTATATTTGTTATGAAAATCGCAAATCTTTTTAGCGTCATCTTCAAACTCTGATTCTGTAATAATACTACCAGTTGGTCTCTCGATAACAAGCCAACGCACCTTTCTATTTCTCTTACTTAGTTTTAATTCGTAAGATAATTTACTAGGCTTAGCTCTAGGCTTTCTCTTTACGACTTTCTTTTTCACCTTATTTTTCTTCAGGTTTTTTTGTTTCGTCTGCTTTTGGTTCATCTATTTCTGCAGCTGCAGGTACATTTTCCTTAATAAAGTTACTGTGATGTGCAATAATTATATTACAATTTTGCAAGTCAGCTTTTAGATTATTAACTTGTTTTTGATAATTGTTTACCTGAACAATAGCATTTTTAATTTCTGGTGTGAATTTATTTTCATCATACCATTTATCATTTAACTTGATTGCCATTTTTTTCTCCTTTGTTGTTATACTTTAAAATCTGAGAACTGACCCAGCCTTTTAAATTTATCGTTAGATGATATGGTCTCTTGACCACTATCAACTAAATCTGTTTGTGCGTTTTGCTCTACATCATACAAACGCATTTTTGATCTATCGACACCAACAATAAATTTTCTGTTTAGTGTTGGATCATTATATCGATTCTTTAATTGTTTAACCATGATCTGATTCTTTTCTTCTAATTCTTCACTACTAATCAAAGCAAACATAAAGTCTGCTGTTGCAGGAAGACCAAAACTTTCTGATGTATCTTCAAGACCTACATCACTACTTACATAACCACCTCTTGTTGTTTGAGTTGCAGAAAAAATAGGTATATCATTTTCTACTGCAAGACCTCTAAGTTCTTCAGCAATCGCTTTGATGTAAGTATAACTATTCACATTTGCACCCGATTTAAATCTAGATGAAGCACAAATATTTAAATAATCTACAAATACAATATCTGGTTTGAATGATTTTTTTAATGCAAGTTCACTAATTAAATTTTTGAAATGACCTGTATGAGCAGTAGCAGTAGGATATTCTTTGATAATTAATGTGCCTGTTGTTTTACTTTGTAATTTATTAATCTTAGTCTCATACATTTGATATGGTAATTCTTCTAAATCACTCATACCCACATTCAATAAGTTTGCATCTATTCTCTCAGCGATGCGTTCTTCAGCCATTTCTAAAGTGATATATAGAACATTCTTGCCTTGTAATAATACAGACGAAGCAAGGTGTGTCATAAACATAGTTTTACCTACACCAGTGCCTGCAAGACAAATATTCAAAGTCTTACTTGGTATACCACCTCTTGTAATTTTATTAAAAAACTCTAGGTCTAATTCTAACCTTTCTTCTTTCTTTTTATAGAAATCAAATCTTTCTTTTGATTCTTGCAGATAGTCATGACCTACTTTTTGGTCAAAAGACACACCCAGGGCATTCGATAATAACTCAGGTAAATACTCTGGAGTGTGTGTCTTATCTTTACCATCTATGATTTGAATGCCTGATAAAATAGCGTTATGTATGGATCGATCTTTACAAAACTTTTCTGTTGTCTCAACTAACCAATCTAAGTTTACTGGCTCTGGATCTAATGTAGATAATATATCTGTAATTTTTTTATACTCATCTTCATTTACAGATTTATTATTATTGATTTCAATGGATAAAGATTCTTTCGTAGGGAGATTATTATACTTATTTACAAAGTTATATATTTCTGTAAATAATAGTTTTTCTAATCTATCAGAAAAATATTCTTCTTTGATAAAAGGTAAAACTTTTCTACAATACTTTTCATTGTGAATTAAATTACGAAGTGCTGTTCTTTCAATTCTTTCCATTAAGTTCTTTTTTCTCTTTTAACTGTTCATCTAATAATACAACCAAGATATCGCCTATATGATTTATAAACTCTTGACTATCTGTGTCAGCATTTACTTTATTTTCTATTACTGTATAATCAAACACCATAGGAAGTTGACCATCAACTGCTTCATTCTCTGGTCTAAATCCTACATTACCATATTTGTAAACTATACTTGCATATGGACCACTAATTAATTTTAAGGCTGTAAAGTCCTCTCCAGGTTTCTCTACAAATACATAGTCCTCGTTTTGTTTAGGATTCGTTGTCTGGTGCTTCTGTGGTATCTTCGGTGTCAATTACATCTCCATACTTAAATTCTTTTGAACAAGCAGCGTCTAACTTTTCTAATATATCTTTTGTGAAATATTTTTCAGGATCATTATTAATAGTTTTACCGAATGCTTTTGAGCCATCAGGCAGTTCTATTCTTGTTGATACTTGTTTAAATATATTATGTTTCAATGCTAAATCTAATAGACCATAATATCTATCTAAACCTTTGTCATATGTCAATCTAACATCTACTACTTTGTTTTCTTTTGTTAATCTAGATTTGTAATTTTTACAATGAATAATATTACCTATGATCTCTGTGCCATCTTTTTCTTTTCGTTTTGATAGATAGACGATAGAACTAGCCGCATATTTAAGACCAGAACCACCGCCCATTTCTTTTGTTGGGAACATACTACCGACAACATCATAGGTGTGGTTAGTTATAATAAGAGGAACTTTTGCTTTTCCTAATTTCAATGTTAATACTCTAAAGGCTGCTTTTACTATTTGTGCCCTTGTCATATCTTTAGTTTCTTTACCTGCCTGTGTGTCTTCCATTTCTTTAGTTGTTGATAACATACCTAAAGAATCTAACACAAGTAGTAAAGGTTTTCTTTCTGATACATCTTGAGCGATATACTTATCTAATACTGTAATCGCTTGATGTCTAAACTCTTGAACAGTAGTAACTGGCATGATAACCATACGACTACTATCGATATCTCTTTCTTCTATAATGTCTTTTGTAACTGCTGATTCTGATTCAAAGAATATAACACCACCATCTGGATTCTGATCTAAAAAATTCTTACACATACCTAATACAAAGAAAGTCTTACCTGTAGCACTTTCACCTGCAATCGCAGTTATTTTGTTTGATGGCAAACCTTTGTTTATACCACCACCTAATAACGCATTGAATATATAAGAACCTGTATCAATAAAATCGGTTACATCACCTGACGCACCATCTGATACTAAACTAGCATATTCATTACCAGTTTCTTTAATTACATCTTTCAAAAAATCACTCATTATCTTTTACCTCTACTGTCGTTTGAAATATTATACACTATATATAATTGTTTGTCAAGCAAAGAACTCATCTAAAGTTGCCTTTCTTGAATTTTTAAATAGGTCTGTTTTAGGTCCAAAACACCAAACATTTTCTATAAACATTTTGTTCATGAAATCAGCCTTCTCTTTTTCATCTTTAAATAATGTGTCTGACTTTGGTCGTTGCATGATTCTCATACCAATCTGACCTAAAAATTTATCTTGAAATTTGTCTACCAATTCATCACCAGAACGATAACGAACACCATGTATTTTTGGATCCATAATATTTACAAACATAAACTTTGATACACTCATGGTTTTTTCTGCAACTGGTAAGTAAAAATCATCACGCCATTTATCATACTCGTTAAATTTTGCCCACGATTGATCCTCTTCATGTTCACCACCTTTATTATATTGTTCGGTAGAAAAATATGGTGGACTTGTAAACGCACAATCTATCTTTGGCAGTTTATGATATGGCAAATCTTCAGCACCACATCTCCATATCTGAACCTTTTTAGGTTTAGATAGAAGTTTATTATACTTTGATATCTGTTCTTGATATCTTTGATATGTATTAGGATTAGGATCACAACCATAATATTCTTCAGCGTCTGAGGCAAAAAAACCTGCAAGTCTATCACCCCAACCACAACTTGTATCTAACACAGTTTTAGCATTTGTGATATCATAGATTGCTTTTGCAACAACAGGTTTAAATTGTGTTGCGATATATGTGCCTAATCTAAATGCTGATATGTAACTTTTTTCTGATAGTTCACCACCTACTAACTTCTCTGTCTCAGTACCATCTAGTTCTTTTACTTTTGTAAGTTTAACTCCATTGATACCTCGCCATATAGGACCTAGACATTTCCATATGGCATAAGCATCACCATTCTCCCAAACTTCTTTAGGTGCCCGGAAGCCATAACTACTACACTCTAGTCTTAGGTCTTGCATGAAATAATTACTTACATCATTAAAGGTGCTAGCACCATTTATTAAACCAAGACCGTATTTGCTATATGAATATTTGTAATCATCATACTTTTCAAAAACTTCTTTTTCAACTTGTTCATTTGGTATGCAAATGGTACTAGTGTCAAATTTTTTGAGATTAGCAAAAGAAGTTCTCATATCTTGTTCAGTAATTTCTTTGAGTGGAAATACTGGTCTTTCACTTGCGATATAGTCTGCCAAGTGAGTTCTCATTTTCTCTTTCCCATATTCTGCGTTCATTTTTTCAAAGATAGATGATGTCAAGACAGGTAGTTTTCCGTCTGTAGCGGCGGCTAAGAGACTATTATATAGTGTATTATCTCGTTTATAGTGTGTAAATGCGTTTTCTTTCATATTACTTTTTATTTTTATAGTACCAAAATAGTTTCACATACCACTCAAAACACATGGGATAGTGTTCTGGATTAGGTAAATTAGGAAACATTTCTATAAATTCTTTTATTTCCTCATCGGTCATTTTTTAAACATCTTAGATACAGCCTTGATAGGATTTCTTAGACCCTCATACACTTGCCATATCTTATCGATATGTATATCTAATTTTTTATTTAGATCATCCATCTTTTTTTCCATTTGATCTAATTGTTTTTTTATTTGTTCTATATCTTTATTCATCTAAAAAAAGTTATCTAGTGTTGCTTGTTTCTCAAAACTCCAGTTGATTGCATTTACAATAAATCGTAATGGTTCTAAAAACGATTTATCAAACTGCTCATCATAGTCAATAAAATCATGTAAGTTAAATTCTTTTGGTAGTCTTGCAGGAAAAGATATGACTTTTTCTCTGATTGGATTAGGCTCTTTTAAAACTACAAATTTAATTTTATCACCCTCTTGTATTTCTTCATACTTAACTAATTTATTCTTCTTCAATAAATTATTATATAACAAAGCACCTTTTACATGAATCGGTGTTGACTTTTGATAGATATCAGTTGATGATGAATACTTCTTTAAATTATTACAAGAACGAGGATAGGCTATTTGTTCTGGTCTTAACTTTCTAAAATGATTTCTAAACTCATCAATAAATTCTATCAAAGCGTTTTCATCTTTGTTCATAATTACTTTCAATGCTTCTTTAATTTTTACACGACAAGGGGCAGGTGTTGAACTCTTGACTGCCTCAATACCCATAATTTTTAATTTAGGTTCTTTCATGTCAACACCTTCTTCATTATATACATTTAAAATATATCTTTTCTTAGCAGTCCATATACCTTTGTTAGCAATTACTTCTCGTTTCATCACCATTTTATTTTCATATGCGTTTGTATATTTAGCAAGTTTATCATAACTACGATCAATTTCTTTTTGTAATTTTTCTTCACAAAATTTATCTAGAACTTTTACAATCTTTCTTATGTCAGATTTATCTTTAAATATTTTATCTACAACTGCACCTAGTTTTACATAGATAGAATCTGTATCAGAGGCAACAACATAAGAAACATTTTTAGTTTTCATCAAGTCATTTAAATATTTGTTTACATCTCTCTCAATCCACCTGATCGCAAGTTGACCTGCCTTCGTAATACCTTCAGCGTGTCTTACATCAAAGTATCTAAAGTATTGATTACCAATAGCACCATAAGCACTATTCAAAGCAATCTTTCTTGCAAGTTGAATATTATGATTAGCTGCAATATCGTTTTGTAGTCTTTTATCGCCAGTCTCTTGATACAACTTTTTTGCTTCTATCATTTTCTTTTTATATATCACTCGTTCTTTGTATAACTTGTCCATCAACTCAGGCAAGAAACCTCGTTTAAGCGTATTGAACATAGCACCATTTGGTGTGATAGTACAACTTTTTAAATCAGATAAATCTGCCTCTTGACTTAAAAACTTTTCTACTGAACAAGTATTAGGATTATGATTGACCATAGTTTCAGGCGATATATTATACTGCATAATTAAATGTGGATACAAACTATTCAAATCAAAACTACAAATCCAATCATGAAAACCTACAATAGGATCTTTTACATATGCACCTTCATAACCACTAGACTTTTCATTTTCTATTATTGCAGGACAAACTATCTTTTTTTCTTTGAGATAATTAAATATAATAGTATCCCACATACGAACTTGACCAAACACATCTTGATAATTTACTTTGCCTTCATAAGCCATAGTCAAATGTAAAGCAATCAACTGCATTTTATCCTCTAATTTATCGACTAGTTCAACATCTTGTATATTATATTCTACAAATAATTGATAATCATTTTGATAAAACTCTTTGAAAGTATCATATGGATTTTCAGTTTTCTTTTCGCCTAATTCTACTTCACCTATATAATCTAATTTATAACTTTCTTGTCTAACAAATGTGTGTTTACGATATAGATCAAGATAATCTAATACAGACACACCTAATAAATCATAATACTTTTGTTCTTTATTAAAACCTTTAGCAGTTATTCTCGCACTATTAGAAGTTACAATACCCCAAGGACTAAACTGATTTAAATAGTCATCACCCATAAGATATTTAAAACGATTCATAAGATAAGGAATGTCAAAGAACTTTACATTCCAACCTGTTACGATATCAGGATTATAACTAGTCCAGAACTCTGTAAACTTTTGTACTAAATCTCTTTCAGTTGAACATCTAATATATCTAACATCATCACGATCATTTACAAAATTACCACAACCAAAAACAAGAATACTTTTTCTTGCATGATCTTTTACAGTAATACAAATAATTGGTTCTTCTGCCCTATCTACATCAGGAAAACCATTTTCACTTTCACATTCAATATCAATTGTAATTAATCTTATCTGTTTGATATCCCAATCAACTTTACCTGGGAACTCATCTGCAATATATGGATATTGAAATCTTGTATTACCAAAATATTCAAAATTAGAAACATCTTTATACTCGTCAATCCATTGTTTCGCTTCATATATACTTTCAAAAGTCATTTTACCTACATCTCTACCATCTAGTGTTTTGTAACCTGTATCTTTTTGAGCAGGTACAAATAAAGATGGTTTGTAGTTTACTTTGAACTTTTTGTGGCTGCCGTCATGATTTACACCACGAACTAATAACTTGCCTTTATACGGCAGCACACTTGTATAAAATTTCACTAGATTTGTGTATTGTTAAAATGTTTATTTAATGCTGATAATTTATCTTCAGCCGCAGCTATGTTTTCCATCAACTTATCCATTTCTTCTAATTGTTGTGGATGTTCACCGATGCCCACAGAATTATCAAAATAAATTAGTAAGGTAGCATATGCTGAGGCTATATCTGATTCATATTTTTTATGCAACGCTTTAAATAAAGCGTTTTCTGTTTGATGATTTTTTGCCATTGTTCACTCCTAACATAATTATTATAACACATAAAAGTAAGTTTGTAAAGCGTTTAGTCCAAACTATACTTTGTAGTGACCACATATTTTCTATCTGGATTTACCATTACATTTGCTTTACTCATAAACTCTCGATCAAATAAAATTGGTGTTCTATCCTCTCGATCATCTAAAGTAAATTCTGTTTCATAGATACTGCCTAAAAATTCTACATTTAATTTTATAACATATCTAGTTTCTTCGTAATCTCTTAAACCGCCTACTGATATTTCTTCAGTTCTTATAATATCAGATGTTATTGTTTTATCAAGTAAAGACCATGTAATCTTTTTACCTTTTATATCCATGTTATCAGCATGAATAACTGACATACCAGAATTACCTGTATCAAACTTAGCGATGATTTCGCCAAATGGTTTGATAGTTACGATCTCTTTATATCCACACTCACCAGGCACTTTGACCCAATTCTTTTTGTCAGCAAAAAACTCTAATATCTCTTTACTAATATTTCTACCTGTCGCTTCTTCCATACCCTCTGTGCCAGGTGATGAGTTTACTTCAATGATAAATGGTGGTTCTTTTGTTCTATTTTTACTAGGTATAAAATCAACAGCAGTCCATAAACCATTTACTGCCTTTGCAGCTTTTAAACTTTCTTCGATTTCTAATTCTGTTAGTTCTAGTTTTTGTGGCTTTGAACCTTGCGATACATTTGATCTAAAGTCGCCTTCGATTACAGGTCGTTTCATTGTAGATAAAACTTTACCACCTAATACTAAAACTCTAGCATCATAATCTGTTTTAATATACTCTTGTAAAAGTAAATCAGCATCCTCGTCTTGTTTATGTATTAATTGAACAATACTATCTAATGCTTTTGCTGACTCTACAAATAAAACACCAACACCTTTACTACCTCTTAATGTTTTAAGTATAATAGGATATTGTGTATTTAGATTCTCAAATGCTTTTTCAGAATTTTCAGGATCATTTACTAGATGTGTTACTGGTTGTTTCACACCATAGTCTGCAAGTCTTAGTGATGTTCTATACTTGTCAGCACAAACACTAATTGTTTCTCTACTATTAACAACACAGACACTATGTTTTTCTAATAGTGATACTATGTCCATCCAACTATCTTTTCTGGTTACGGAACCACGAATGATTGCTACTGTATCTATACCTGATACTTCAAAACCTTTTTCATCATCTTTATTATGAAGTCTTAAAGAGCCTTCAGGACTAGTAGTATAACCACCTGTTAATTTATACAGATAATATTTCCAACCTAACTTTTCTGCTTCTTCTCTTAGTCTATCAGCAGTATGAAATGTTTTTGCCTTTTCAGGCTCATCTGTAATAACAAGTAATTTATATTTGCCTTTCTCTGGCTCTTCAGAGATGAACTCTCTAAACTTCGGTGCTTTCATCTTCGACTTTTTTACCTATGTTATATTTTGCTTGTAAGTCCCATTCACCTTTTTCTTTAAATGATAAAACTTTTATTTGTGATAATGGTGCTTTCTTTTCTGCGATTGTTGTATTAATAACTGAAATTAACCCCCAATCACCTAGCAATTGTGCTATCGTGTTTCTTCTTTCAACATCATTATCTGTTAAGTTTGCCTCTTTACCATCTAGAGCAAACAGCTCTTTAAAATGTACAATGAAATATCTACCTTGTTTATGTAGAATATGACATGATTGAAATAATTTTTTATCTTTTCTAGAGGCAACACCAATTCTAGTTAGTGTCTCACGAACCTTTAAAAAATCGTCTGGTTCTTTCAATTGAACTTCCAGCATATTTTCTGGATGCCAATTATTATCTAATTCGTTCATTTTGTCCCACCTTTATATAATTTCTCCTTGATAAGTTTTATCTCATCTTTGGTGAGTATATCAAGAGCGGACTTTGCTTTATCATTACTATATCCATAATACTCTTTTACACACTCAATTTCTTTTAGTTTATTCGCCCTTAGAAACGGACTATACCGCTTCTTTGTTCTAATACTATTTAGTAGAAATTGAAATTGCATATCTTTATCTAAGAAATGGTTTCTATTCATTTCATTAACAAACATTATGGTGTCTGAAAAAGCAGATAATAATTTATTGACGATAAAAGCAGGATACTTTTTCTTCCACATCTCATCTTCAGATTTCATCAAATCTTTTTTAGTAAAGTTGATGGCGTTTAGATATTCTTTTAGTTCATACATTATATCGTCCTCGCTATTCTTTCATTTGCAAACTTATGATAGTCTTTATCAATCTCACAACCAACCCAATCTAAACCATAATTTTTAGCAACGACAGCTGTTGTGCCTGTGCCCATAAATGGATCAAATACAACTCCATTTTTTAAACCAGACACTTTCAAACATTTCTCAACAAGTGTTTCTGGATAAATTGCTGGGTGTTTATTATGACCTGCGATCTCTTTTGTTATCTCTTTTGTTGCCTTACTTTTATATGTTATATGCCAACAGTTAGTAGTTGCTCTATAATTTTTACCACTTCGTTTTGCGTTTCTTTCTGCGTTATTATAACTTTCATTATAAGGAACACCAGACCATTCTATGTCAATAGGTGTATCACCATTTTTTGTAAAGTGAAATAAATGTTCCCAACCATTTTGTAGATATCTTTTACTAGAATGAGGTATACTATATCCTCTTACTCGACCATCAACTTCTACAGCCTTTGCCCATATGATATTATTCTGTAAAGACCATGGTACATTTTCTGCAACTTTATATGTGTCAAAAGGATTGTCTTTAGAGTATCCTAAATTTAAAAACAAATGACCATCTGGTTTTAAAACTCTACAAACTTCATACCAAACATCTTTCATCCACTCTATATAATCAGTTCTTGTATCTTTATATTCACTATATCTAACGCCAAGATTATATGGTGGACTAGATATACAAACATTGTAAGAACTATCAGGAATAGTCTCTAAAAATTTTAAACAGTCTGTATTGTATATCATTTAAATTTAACCTGGGACATAAGTTCAGTTAGACAAGCCACCAAGTTAATTTCTTGATCTGCAACGAAGGCAGATTTATACTGATAGTCAGCTATAATTAAAACAGCATGAGGTATAGTTTCTGGTTGTAAACTATCATACATACTATCATAAATTTTACGAAAGATTTTAACTGGATCATTATCAAGATTATTTACAACCCATTTTCTCATATCACTAAACTCTTTACCTTTAAGATACGATACTAAAGTTTTTAGATTCTCATCAGACACATTTACAAGAATACCAGCGTCTATTGTGCCACTTACAGAATATCTTTGTAACTCATTTATCAGTTTTCTAAAATCAGGAAAATGTTTCTTAATTAATTCTACAAGAACTTTATCCTCATAATCTACATTTTGTTCTTTGAGAATGTGAACAGATCGTTCAAATAGTTTGCTTGCAAGTTTAGGTTTGTCTTTAGGATTAATTCTAAATTCTATATTAGAGAATCTACTATGTAAAGGTTCTATGATTCTATTCTTAAAATTACAAGTAAGAATAAATCTACAGTTTGCATGAAACTCCTCGATGAAACCTCTCAATGCAGGTTGAGTGGATTGTGGATTTAAATAATCTGCCTCGTCTAAGATTACAACTTTTTTACCACCTGATAGTGATACGGTAGAAGCAAAGTTCTTAATCTTATTTCTTAATACATCAATACCACCTTCTTCAGAACCATTTATCATGATCCAATCACAGTTCAATTCTTCACATAATGCTTTTGCAACTGTGGTCTTACCAATACCTGGTGTGCCTGAAAATAGTAGATTAGATAGTTCGCCCTTCTTGATAAAGGACTTGAATAGTGTTTTTAGTGATGTTGGTAATATACAATCATCAATAGTCTTAGGTCTATATTCTTCGACCCATAAAAAGTCTGTGTTCATATTTCACTCCGTTCATTATATAATTTAAATTACTTACTGATTGTGCTGTCTGGCTCAAGAGCAATCCAGTATTCAATAGGTAGTTTCTTGTTTTTGAAATGAGATATAGACTTTGATGATACAGAAACATCATAATCACCAGATATCATTTTTAAATTTTCTACTTTAAAATAGAAAGTATAATCTGCTGTAGCGCCTTCGCCTACAACGATATCAAAGTTATTAGATGTATCATTCTTTTTATCACATACTTTTAATACGATATCGCCACCTTTTGTTCCCACTAATGCAAGATCAGGTGTTTTTAAAATCGCAGCCATCTTTTTTAGTTCACTAAGATGTGATTCTGATAAACTAAAAGTAACTTCTGCTTCTGGCATATTTACTTCTTTAGTTGGCGATACTAGAACTGATGGATCAGAATAAAAGTATTTTGCTTTTGACTTACTGCCTTCAGCAGATATAGTCATAAACTTATCTTGTAAAGATAGTTCTGGTTTATTTAAACTTGATACTACTGCAAGAAACTCATTGAGATCATAGATACCAAACTCTGTATCAAATGATTCATCTATACTTGCCTTAGCAAATATATTTCTCATAGTAGATATTGTATTCAATTCTTTTCCTGGTTTAATTAATATATTTGTATTAATCTCAGAAAAGTTTTTTAGAATATTTTGTGTGTTTTGATTTAGTTTCATAATATAAATTTCACCTTTATTAATTGTTTAGTTGATGATAACATAAGTAGGAGGCAAAGTCAAGCCTCGCCTCCTATCTATTGACCAATTACTTGATGTCAATTGTTCGAGGTTTCTTTTCCTCTGGTACGATTTTCTCTAACTCAATTAAAAGCATTCCGTCTTTCAACTCAGCACCATTAACTTTGATATCTTCAGCCAAAGTAAATGCTCTGCTAAATTTTCTTTTTGAGATGCCTCTATGTAAAGTTTCCTTCTCGTCCTTATCCTCACTCTCAATTGATTTGATAGTTAATTGATTATCAGAATATTTTATTTCAATGTCATTCTTACTGAAGCCAGCAAGTGCCATTTCAATCTGATAATTTAAATCATCTATTCTGTTAATGTTGTAAGGTGGATAAGATGATGTTTGTTTGATCTCTAACTGATTGTTAAAGTGATCGAATAGATCATCAAATCCTACTGAGAATGGACGCAAATCGTTCCATATAGATAGTCTTGTCATTTTTTTCTCCTTATTAAGCAAGTTAATCTAAATGATACCTCACATGAGCGTATCATAATTATTTATATAAGAACTCTTTTTAAAATTTCAAGCCCCTATAAAACTGGTAGTGGTAGGTCTCACCCACATTTACCCTAAAGAATTAATGGCTCTCATAACCTCAAAGACCAATGGACCAGTAGGCGCCGTTTTTTAGAGAAACGGCGAAAACTCAAAATGGTGTCTTTGCGGAAGACACTCTACCTCTAATGTCTAGGACTTACGAACTGCCTGACATTACTATTTATACGATATTATACTCTTACTGATTAGAGTAAGCGTATTTTTGTTTACCGTATAAAGCTCTGATACCAGCAGCCACGATTTCATTTGTGTTACCTTTTAACACTTTCTTCACGCCTGCAGCTAAAATTGCTTTTGTAGGTGTACCTAAGCGATAAGAAGTACCATTTGATGTTTGATTAATATACACCATATGTCCTTCAGTTCTTAGTTGATCTACCATCGCTCTAGGTGATGTCAGATCAAACTTGTTTCTTAGTGTAGTCCAAGCAACTGCTTTACCACTTGATAACAAATTTAACACTTTTTGTTTTTTTGTTAAGGCTTTTCTACCCATAATATATCAACTCCTTCAAGTCATAGTTGCCATTGTTTATTACATTATTTGATATGGGCAACTTATTCATATCAAGTAATCTCTAAAAACCGTCTTTCAAAGCTTTCAATCTTTGTTCTTTTTTCAATCGTCTGATTGCTTGTTTTCTTGCTTCTCTTTTTACAAGAGAGGGTTTAGAATAGTATTGCCTATCTTTTAACTCTCTCATCAGACCATCTTTAAGTAGTTTCTTTTTTAAAACTCTCATGGCCTTATCTACATTATTATTTCTAACGGTTACTTCTAAACTCATAATCCCTCGATCTCATATTTTCTTATTACATTTTTTGTAGGTATCACAGTAGTATTACCACCATCTGCCATTTCACCTTTATCATCATAATTATAATCTGACATAAGAATATGAACTTTTTTATCCTTCTTAACTAACCAACCTGTTGATACACATATAGCAGGTTTAGAGCTTTGTATATCTTTAATATCACGCCAACCACTATCACTCTGTATATCTTCCCAATATACCAAATAAAATTTATAGTGAAATGGTATTGGTGGTTCATCTTTTCTAAATTGTTTTTTAGTTTTTGTCATCTTTTTTTTCATGCTATCATATTTTTAATTCGTTGTCAAGCCATATACAAAGTGGCGATCCAAAGACCGCCACTCGACTACATTATGAGATAGATTTTTAATAACTGATGTTATCATCCTCACTATCATTGGAATCTGGTTCTTCAACTACCGGTTGACCCCAAGTGGAGACATCTTCCCCACCATCAACTTTGGAATATAAATCCATAAATGATGTTTTGGTATCGTTGTCAAATCTGTTAGTACACATCTCGATAGCCTTCATTTTATCTTTGAAAATAGTATAGGCTTCTACTATATGAACTAATCGTCTAGTTGAGATAATCTCATCTACACCGCCTTCATAGAAGGTCTTTCTGATAATGTCTGCCCAATTAATTAAGTTTTCAGCAAACTTAGTATCAGTATCTTTTGTAAGACCTTTCTCGGACATAACATTTAATAAGATTTTACTTTCAATCTTATTAGTAGGATATGATTGTTCAACAGTAATAGGAAATCTCTCAAGGAATGCCTCGTTGAGAATATTAGTACCGATGAACTTACCATCTTCGGATCCTTGACCCTTAGTGTTGGCAGTTGCAATCACATTAAACCCTGGTGCAGGTTTAACAAACTTGTTAATCTTTTTAAGAAAGACACCATTACCTTCTAAGATTGGTTGTAAACACATAATCTTATTAGACGCAAGGTCAATCTCGTCAAGAAGAAGGATAGCACCTCTCTCCATCGCTTCGATTACAGGACCATTCTGCCAAACAGTTTGACCCTCTTGTAATCTATAACCGCCGAGTAAATCATCCTCATCGGTTTCGATAGTAATATTAACCCTAATACATTCTCTTTTTGCCTGAGCACAAGCCTGAGATACATTCATAGTCTTACCGTTACCAGAAAGACCAGTAATAAAGATAGGATAAAATTGTTTACTAGAAACAATTGATTTAATATCTTTGAAATAACCCCATGGTACAAACACAGGATCTTTAGAAGGTATAATATTACCAGTTAAAGATGAAACAATAAATGCAGCCTGATTTACTGTATCAACAACAGGTGCAGTTTCTTCTTTAGGTAATTCTGAAATAATATCTTCCTTGATTTTAGGAGAGATATCGCCATCAACTGGAAGAGAATAAACTCCTCTAGAGACTTTATATTGGTCTTGTTTCAACCAACTTGGATTTTTGATCGTGCCTTTTTTCACTAAGGCATTGATCTCTGATCTAGATAAATCAGTTTTCTTATAATGTTTATATAAGATTTCAACTTGATTTAACTGATCTTGATTTAATGTAGTCATCAATCGTCCTTTCATAATGTTATAATGCTATGCTACCGTATTTTGATGAAAAAGTCAAGCATATAATCCATTTTTTTCCCCTTATTTTCTGCGACTTTTCCATTTTATTTGTTCTCATTTTGTTCTTTTTAGTCAATATGGGGGTCGAAACCCCCACATTTTTTAGATTTTTGATTATTCACTAACGGTTTCGTTAGTTTCAGATTCCATAGTCTGACCTAAAGTAGGTAGACTATATGAAGCTCTGCCTATTCTATAAGCAGTATTCTTCATTAACCAAGCAGGTTTTGTGATACCGTGCTTACTTTGTAAAGATATAATATCTTTTCTAGTAATCTCGGTTGTAAAACCTTCTTCGTTTGCCAACTTGACAAACTTTTCTTGATTAGGATTTAAATTAATTGGAGTATTAGTTTTTTCCATAATATAAGTTCCCTTCAAGTTAAGCGACTTGTTCTATGAACTTGTTTAAGACTATTCGACTATCTCTACTTGATTTTAAAGTAGAAGTAAACAATCTTTTTAGTTCACTCTTTTTAGCATTCTCTGATGGTGTCGCCATTTGACCATCAGATATCTGCATTTCACCCCCAGCAAGGAGATAAAACTCATCATAACCAATATTGTCTTTTACAATAAGACATTTATTTTTTCTGTAATCTGCCATTACTTTTTTTCTGTCATAAATTTTTTGACCTTTTTCATAAGCGTAATCAGGAAAATAATGATCTAAAGTATAACGATCAATCTTTTTGCCACTTGATATGTAGAAACCTAAAACTTTAGTACCAGTTCTTTGTCTCAAAGCGTCTAGTAAACTTTCAGATAGTTCCCTTCTACCAACATCAAAGTATTCTTTTTTCGTGATTGTATCTCTTAAAACTAAATTAGAATCCCAATTAGGACTAACTCTATAGAAACCATTACCTATCTCTGAACAATATCTATCTGGTCTTTGAGAAGTAACTTTATCATAATTACCATCACTTGAGCCGTCAGTTAAAAATACAGTATTCATTTTATCAATGCCATACTTTTTTCTGAAGGCAGCAACCATTGGTATAGAAGCCATGATAGCGTCATTCAATGGAGTAGAACACATACCGTAACCCCAAGGTTCTCTAGGTAAATTACCTACCCAATCCCATTGTGATCTTATTTTTTCGATCTCATCCCAATTCATAGTTCTATATGCTTTTCTAGAGATAGAATACTTAGGATTATTTTTTTCTGCAAGCATGAATAAGTTAATCATACCTTTTTCATATTCTTGAGCATTCATTCTAGATGATAAGTAATTAAATAAATTAAATCTATTATCAATAGTAATATCACCCTCTTGATATTTTGGAAGTCTATTCTCTTGTCTATTTTTGTAGCCGTCATTACCAAAAGCGTAAACTTCAAAAGGTATGTTTACTTTTTTACAAAACATAGTGAGGTTCATAAGTTGGTGAATAGTATTCGTAATTTTATCGTGCATACTACCTGACCAGTCTATAAACATCATCATACCGTGATTTTTACCATTCGGTGTGATTGCCATTCTCTTGAAAATATCATCATTATATTTGTAAGAGTGTAATTTTAAAGGATCAATAACACCTGATTTATCTTGTTTAGTTCTAGAGTAAGCGGCAGCAGCCTTTTTCATTTCATACTCTTTGACCATATAGGAAACTTTTTTACTTTGTTGTTTTGTAAATTTTCTATACTCTGAAACTAGTCTTAGAATGGACTCTGATTTTTTAGGTCTATCAGGATTGGGTTTCATAACTTCATTAAAATCTTGTAATACTTGTTTGTAATCTACGACATAATCTTTAGTGTTTTTAAAGTTATGAATATTCATATAGTCATTGTTCTTAGATTTAGGATCTAATAAATCGCCTTTTTTACTTTCCCAAGATTGATCTGTTTCAGCAGAAACTTCTTCAGGAACATCTGAAGGTTTTGCAGCTGCACCTTTTAATTCTTTATCTGATTGTTCGCCACTTGGTGGTTCGTCTGTATTAGCATTTTCTTCTTGTTCTTGATTTTCTTCTTCGTCACCATCTTCGGCAGAATCGTTTGAACTATTATTTTCTTCTTCTTCATTATCATCTTGATTATCATCAGAGGAATCGTCACCGTCTCTCATCTCATCATCTTCCTCGCCATCATAATCACCATTATCAGATGTTAGAGATTCCATTTCTTGTTCTTTTTCTTCAGATTCTTTTTTACAATATTTTGATAATTCTTCAGCAAGTTTAACGACATCATCAAAGGTTTCTAATTTATTCATTCTAGAAACTACATCTTGTTCATACTCATCTTTGAATATAACAGGAGATTCTACATGAGATGATTTGAAATGAATATTCAATCTATCAATAAGTAATAATTCGTTTATATCTTTATTCTTAGTGCCAAAGAAATCATTTCTAATAAGGTCTCTATAGCCTTTGATAAATGATTGTGATAAACCTGGATATTTTCTTTTGATTAGTTTTTCAATACGAGCATCCTCGATAACATTCAAGAATGATTTAGGAATCTTTTTTTCAATAACAGACTTTTCCCAACCTGATTGTGGAGTAAATAGTGCATGACCAACTTCGTGAGCAATAAGTAAATCTGTAATATCCTCGTTCATGTGTTTCCATATAGGTAAAACAAGTAATCTAGATTTGACATCAAAATAAGCAGTTTGTACTTTTTTGTGTTCTACTGATATATTTTCAGTAGCAAGTAATTTTGCAAGATATGATTTTGCCTGATTATTGATATTGTTTGTTTTTTGCATATATTATCATGCTACCGTATTTCGGTCTAAAAGTCAAGCATATTTACCACTTTTTTTGGAATAAAATAACCCTTGTTTTTCAAGGGTTTATCTGCTGACAGAATGTCGCAGTTATGTTTGTTCTTACTTTGTTCTACTTTTGAAAGATAAAAGTAGGTTCAAATTTACGGCCTGAGATATCTGGTCTCTTATATTCGCCCATATATTGTTGTTTTTGTTTAGTCTCTTGTATATCACCATCAATAGTTGACACAGCAGATCCTCCTTGTTGAGTAGATAGTGATAACCACCATGTATCTGTGTGTTGAAATCCTACATCTTTTGCAAGTGAAACTGTATCTTCTTCAAATGTCTTATACTGTTTTGTATTAGCAACATTGAGTGCAAGATATTTGCCAGTTTTAAGACCTTTGTATGCGTTGGCAATAGTCTGTTTTAAAAACTTTTCTTTCCATATATCACTAGTTGAAAACTTAATACTTGATTGTTCTGGTTCATCACCATATGCTTCCCAACCAAAGTAAGGTGGACTCGTAAATACGAAATCTAGACTTTCATCTTCTGGTATAAATGTTTCACTACCTTGTCTGTGTAGTTTATATGTGTTATGTGGATTACCATAATCATTTAATATGCCTTTTAATCCTTCATATGTAGGTATACAAGGATCAGTACCGATATAATTAATACCAGCTGCAATCGCACCAAGTAATCGACCACCATAACCCATACTAGGATCCCATACTGTGCCTGCAACTGTGCCTTCAAGTGGACTATCTTTATCTACAAAGACATCATACATGGCTGCAGCTGCAGTAGGTCTAAAATTAGAAACCATTTGAGTGCCACTATATCGTCTTAACATAGATCGCATATCTGATTCTGTAATCATATGAGCAGGTTTCTTTTGAAAGAATGTGCCTGATAATATTTTATTTAAACCTTTTTTAAGATGTTCTTCATCTTCCCATATCTCCATAGGTGTTTTCATTTTACCACATTTGATACCCCATGCGTGTTCCATGTATGACCATGCAAGATTTAACCCATGTGCAGATTGACCTATGATTTTATTCTTTCTATCAATGAGTGTGTCTCGTCTAAAATTTACTAACTGATTAAATATTTCATTTCGCCACTCTCTATTTTTTGGATAATAAGGAAAACCTTTCTTCTTCCAATCATCATGAACTTGTTGTAGATTATCTGTCATATAAGTAAACATCTCCTGGTAGTGTGCCTTTTGCCCATGATGTGGTGCCAACTAGTTTCATATTGTTTTTGAGATAAAATTTCTTTGCTACTTCATTATCACTACGAACACTTAGATATACTCGTCTTGGATCTACAAATTCAAAAAACTTTTGTAGTGCTTGACTTGCAGAACCATTGTGATATTTAGCTGCGATTTGATGTAATATACAATCGCCTTGTTGAGCAATCACATCACCTATTCCTGGGAATAGTCGACCTATTTTTTGTTTTCTTTTATAAAAATTATATGTAATCACTACATTATTATCAAATATTAAATTTTCTTTTGCAATCATGCGTTTCATGTAATCTGTTCTTATATGTGGAAACCATTTCTTATGTTGATAAAATATTTCTTTTATCGATTCAAAGTCTGTTTCTTTGGCATGATTCATAAAGTAAGTATATCACAAATAATTAATTAAGTAAAGCCCTCATCTTTTCGTTAGAGTAGCAGTCAGCAACTAAATGTATTCTATCAACATCACTAGTATTTCTTACAGCATGAGCTTTTGTAACATCAGTATAATAATAATGTCCAGTCTCTAGATTATACTCTGTGCCGTCTTTATCTTTTGTGCTTTCATACAATGTAAAAACAACTTGATTGTTTGTTCTAATTGGCATATGTATTCTAATAATATCGCCGTCATCAAATCCTATTTGTTTATCAATTTTATCAGTATGTTTGCCGATAACTTTGCCGGCTTCTAGTTTCATAAATCTAACTCTCTCAAAATCACAAGGCAATCTATCTAACATTTCTAATACTGGTTTCATAACCTCATTATCTTTTAGTGTTGTCCATTGTAGTTTTGTATCTATATCTACTGAACTTTTTAAAACACCGGGCTTCAATATATCTTCAGGATTAGGTCCATAACCATGTAAAGATATAGCATCCCAACCAGTCTTTGCATATTTTGTTTTTACTTTTGCCATTTCTAAATCATCTAGTAGTGTTGCAACTGCCTCTAAATTACCAGTATGTGGTGATAAATCTAGTTCTTTCATTATAGGTCTACTCATTTTATTCTCCTTGTATTCGCCATTTAGGATCTCTTGGCACCCAATTATTTGGCGGCTCTTGATAGTCTTTTTCTTCTAATCTACTCCATATCTCGTCAACAGATAATCCTGGTAGACCAGTTCTCTTTTTTACTTCTTCGATTGCGTCCTCTAATTGTTCTCGATTATATTCTTTTTTTCTTTGAAAATCATAATACTCTTTTAGTTTATTGTATTCTTCTAAACTAATCATAACTTATACTCAAAATTTTGTGTTTCATCATTTATATTGATTTGTTTTGCACCATTACTGATATGAAAGTGTGTTGCCATAGGTGTTAATGGTGACAAAGTTACCAATTGTGCAAAGTTATTTTCTATTGTCCACTCTCTTAACTTGTTTATGATCTCTCTACCTGCACCTCTTTTTCTAGACCATACTGTATATGCTACAACTATCTCACCTCTTTGATTGTCTTGATTTGCAGCTTGGGACATATAGTTCATCTCTCTAACTGTGTGAGGTATTTCAGGACATAATGCAATACAAACAATTGCCTCTATCTCAGTATTATATTTTAAACCAAATATCTTACGACCGTGTGCAATTCTAAAATCTAATGTAAGTTCAGGTCTTACAGGATCTTCTGAGACATCTATTTCATCTAATTCAACTAACTCTGTGCCTTTGACCCATTTAAAAAAATCATTTACACTATCTTTCCATTTCATCATTTTCTCTTTCTAAAAAATCTTCGCCATAGTGCTGATCTTGTCATACTAACAACTGTAAATATAATTGCGATACCCATACTATCAAATATACTAGGATGTAAATCAAAGAGTGGAAATATTGTCAATTGTATGATAACTGCTAAAAAGAAACCACTACCGACATCTATCACACTTTCTACGATATCTCTACTAATTTTGATTTTTAGGGGGAATAACCGTCTCATAGCCGCCGCTAGGGACGGTTTTAGAGCTGTCTGTGTATGATAGTACCCCCTAGATTTTGACATTTTTACTTGCGACTTCATCTCTCAATCTTTGTTGTTGTCGTCTAATTGTTTGTTTAATTAATTTTGCTTGTGCCTTTTTACCTCTATCTAGTTTCATCTTACTTACTAGATCGGTAAATATGTATCCGTTCATGTGTTCGTTCTCATGTTGAAATATTCTTGCTGACATACCATGTAAATATTCTTCAACCTTTTCACCATTCTCATCTGTGTATTCTACATTAACCCATTTAGGTCTGTTTATCATTAAGAACAAGAAAGGAAAAGATAAACAACCTTCTTTCATATTAATAGTCTCTTGACTAAAATCTTTGATAAGAGGATTAAAACAGTTTCTTACTTTACCATCTTCTATCTGTGGGTGACCACCCATGACAAACATACGAAATGGTAAACCAACTTGATTTGCAGATAGGCCTATACCACCATACTTTGTCATACTGTCATACATTTTTTGAGATAGTTCTTTTCTATCTTTTATTTCAAACTCTTTTAACATATCATCTGAAAACTCAGCGATTCTCATGAGTAATCTTGGATCTGTTGGTGGTATCAAAGGATAAGTTTTATTATCTTTCTTTTTGAGATGTTTATGTAGATCAGTAATATGCTCTGTAGTTTTTTCTTTATCTGTTTTTAGAATAGGTGTCTTACCACTTTGTATATTTTCATAGTGTT